AACAAGGGGTTGTGGATAGCTAGGAAAAATTATTTATTTACGTTAATTAAAAAAGTTTCTGATTTTAATGGTGGTGATGATATTGAATTTTTAAAAAAACATTTTCAGGAAACAATTGAAATTTATTCGGAAGAAAAAATAGAAGTCGCAATTACTTGTTATGAACAAATAATTAAATGTCAAAAATAATAAGGGACTAAAATGATTAAAATGGAAATTCCGACGGAAATGCAAGAGCAAAGATGGCTTGTAAAGTGGTTATCCGATCATTCGCAGCTTAAAAATTATTTTTTTAAAATCCATAACGAAGGACAAAGAAGTGCGGGGCAAACGTGGAATTTAAAACTAATGGGGCTTCGTTCAGGCGTAAGTGATTTGTTCATTTATTTTCCAACAAAAAAATATCACGGTTTGTTTTTAGAAGTTAAACGAAACACGCACTACCCTCCCTCTGTTCAAAAAAATAAAACATGGGTAGCGCAACAAGAATTTGCAAAAACTGTAAAAATTGTGGGCTATGAGGCGAAAACATGTTATGGGTGGGAGGATGGTAAAAAAATTATTGAAGCATATTTAGCCGAATAAAATACAGAATTTAAGATTAAATGCGGGTTTGATTTTTTAAAATTTAAATGATATTTTGGAAAGTAATAATTATTTAACGCACTCTCCTTCGTTAAATTTTTATTATAACCTTCCTTGTTTCCCGCCTTTTGGCGGGTTTTAGTGCAATAAAATGTTAATTTTTTTTAAAGGACATGGAAATGCCAAAATTTAGTCAATCTTCTTTTTCTAAATTATCTACTTGCCACGTTGATTTACAAGCATTGATGTACGAAGTGATTAAATACTTTGACTGCACGATATTGGAAGGATACCGAAATGAAGCTGACCAAGAAAAGGCATTTGCAGCGGGTAACACAAAGTTACACTGGCCGCATGGCAAGCACAATCGCCTGCCGTCTATGGCAATAGATGTGGCTCCTTACCCAATTGACTGGGATAACAGTAAGCGTATGTATTGGTTTGCTGGCTATGTAATGGGGATTGCTCAGAAACTTAAAGATGATGGCAAGATGACGCATAGCGTTCGGTTCGGCGGTGACTGGGACGGAGACAAAGATATAACTGACCAAAAATTTAATGATTTAGTGCACTTTGAGTTAGTTGAATAAAGGAAAGTTCATGGACGAGTTATTGAAGAAACTAAAAGGAAGCGCGCACATAGCCATCTCAGTTCCCGCGTTTTTGTGCTTTATAACATTCATCACAAACCTTGTTAAAGCATTAAGCGACGGCAATATAGATTCAGTGGAATACAATACATTATTAGCTTCCGCAGACGGCTTTGAAAGCGTCATTTTATTTTTTGTAATGTTGGCTTTAAAGAAAAAAAACAAGTAAAATATATTGATTTAAATACTTTACTAAAGGATTAGTATTATGGCTGGAAAACCTAATAAGCCAATTGAATATGCCAAAGAACCTACAGGACGGCCTTCTAAATTCACGCCAGAAAGACGTGCCGCAATAATCAGCGATATTTCACGCCGTGTACCTTATGAAATCGCAGCCGAAGCTAATGGCATCTGCGAGGAAACCTTTTATGCATGGTTGCGCATTGGCAAGTCACATAGACAGCAAGGTATCGATTCTGATTACAGTGTCTTTTCTGAGTCTATAAAAGCAGCAGAACGTTCTAGAATTGTAGAACACGCTGATAATATAGCTGAACATGTGGATAAATGGCAAGCAGATGCGTGGATGTTAGAACGGAGATGGTACAAGCATTTTGGTCCAAATGCACAACTTAATGAGCTTAATAAGCGACTATCACAATTGGAAGGGACACCGAATGAAAAAGGAAATGAAGAAGGAAGTTGTAAAAATGATTAAAAAATCTGAAATTAAAGATAAAAAAGATGACAAAAAAATGATGGGCAATGCTTTATTAAAAACAAAAATGAAGAAAAAGGATTGCAAATAATATTAGGGAGTTATTATGAGTGCTAAATACACATCAGATAAAGCAGATGGTTATCTGTCTACACGCAACAACATCTATTTAGAACGAGAAAAACAACAACAATTAAAAACTTATTCGGAAGCCGGATGTTGCCGAAACCTTCCTCCGCAAACTAAAGAAAATTACGGAAAAAAGAAAGGTGATTAATGAGCGACGAACATCTTTTAAGTTTTTTGGATAAAGTTGAGCAGCAAATTCGTGATATTGAGGATTCAATTAGTTATCAATTAACGCAACTTGCCGATTTTATAATGATAGCTTTGGATGAAGAAGAACAAAAAAATAATACTTTACTTTTTAAGGAAGACAAATGACAGGATTAGTTAAGGGCAAGAAAGCAGCTACACCGAAAGGGATGGCTAAAAATGTTAAAGTGATGGAAAAAGCGGGTTATTCTAAAAAAAGAGCAGAAGGAACCGCTTACGGCGAAGTTGGCATGGAGAAAAAAGCGCGTAAAGATGAATCAAAAGCCATGAAAAAACATATGGATGAGAAGAAAGATAAAGCGCTTATTAAAAAAACAATTAAGAAAAGTTGCGTGAAATAATGAAGACTCCCGCTTGGCAACGTAAAGAAGGAAAAAATCCTGAAGGCGGTTTAAATGCAAAGGGGAGGGCTTCGGCAAAAGCGCAAGGTATGAACTTAAAGCCTCCCGTCAGTGCAGAAGAAGCCAAAAAATCTCCAAAATCTGCGGCGCGTAGAAAGAGTTTTTGCGCGAGAATGTCTGGGAATCCCGGTCCTATGAAAGATGATAATGGCAAACCTACTCGTAAAGCTTTGGCTCTTAAAAAATGGGATTGTAATAAATAAAAAATCAAACATTTTTTGAGTTGCTGCTAAGTCTGGGATTAAATAATTATGACAAAACTAACTACTGATAAGCGAAAGAATATACCCAAGGGCGAGTTTGGGTTGCCTGATGAAAAAAAATATCCAATGCCTGACAAAGCTCATGCCGTTAATGCCAAAGCTCGTGCAACCCAAATGGTAAATAAAGGTAAGCTTTCTAAGTCATCAGAAATGAAGATTAAAGCAAAAGCAAACAAAATCCTAGGGAAGAAGAAATGAAATCCATGGAAAACAAGTGGGTTGTAAAAGAACGCGCAAAGAAAGAAGTTGATAAGGCCGAGCCGTCTAGTACAAATAAGCCGTGTCATCTTAATGTTTCTTTAGCTACGCGGTCAAAAACCCTGCGAGGGGTGCGAAAATAAATGCTATGCAAAGTGTGTGGTTACCCTGATTCTCGCGTTGTTGAAACAACTCACAATGATAAGCTTAATCAGATTATACGACGCAGGGAATGCGTAAAATGCGGCATTCGGTATAACACGCAAGAACAAATACACAATCGACCGAATTATAAAACGCCACCGCCTAAAAAGGTGCTAGAAAAATGATGTTAAGTGCCTCAAATATTGCAAATCGAATATCTGAAATTGAATATCAACGACAAAAAGGTATTGAGCGACAAATAACAATTACAGATACAAGGATGGTTATCCATGCTAAAGAACAAGATAAAATCTATATTCCGACTCCGACCGGTCGTATTGCTCATCTCGATAACAGCTTTGTGCGCATCATTATGGGCCCTTATGGTAGCGGAAAAAGCACGTGGGCTCTTACAGAAATCGTGCAGCGTGCTTGTAGTGTACCCAAATGGCATGCCGGAAGGCGAAGAAGTAGATGGGCAATTGTGCGAAACACAAGTGGAGAACTAAGCTCAACAACTCTTGCATCATGGTTATCATGGTTTGAAGACCTTGGGGACGTTCGAAAAAGGCAAAAACCCATCATGACTTATGAACATAGCTTTAATGATGGTCACGGCATAGTAGAGTTAGAATTGCTTTTTATAGCCTTAGATAGACCCGAGGACGTTCGCAAGATTAAATCCCTAGAATTGACTGGTTGTTACATCAACGAGCTATCAGAGGTACCTAAAGCCGCTTTAGCCCATATGAAGGGTCGAGTTAATCGCTATCCATCAAAAGCTTTTTGTGTTGAACCTTATTGGTCAGGCATTATTGCTGACACAAACCCGCCAGAAGATGATCATTGGATTTTTAAAGATTTTGAAGAAAATGCATATGACAATCACAAATTGTTTAAACAACCTCCCGGATTAATAAAAAATGATGATAATAAGTGGGTGCGCAATCCTGACGCTGATAATGCTAATCATCTACCTGACAATTATTACGAAATGCTTGCCGAGGGACAATCGCAAGAATTTATTAAAGTCTTTTGTCTTGGCCAATATGGTTCTGTTGGTTTTGGTAAACGTGTCTATCCGGAATTTAACCCAGATTTTCATGCGGTCGATGCGTTATCGGCTATTCAGGGTGAACCTCTCATTATTGGCTGGGATTTTGGTCTTACTCCTGCTTGTGTTGTTATGCAGTTGTCAGCTCGTGGATCTTTGTTAATTTTAAAAGAATATGTGGGTGATGGCATGGGCATTAGAACATTTGCAGATTCAATTGTCATTCCATCATTATTAAAAGATTTCCCCTATTGCAAAGTAGGAATGTCTGTTGCAGATCCAGCGGGTAATGCACGCAATGAAATTATTGAAGAAATGTCGTGTATCGGTGAATTAAATTCTTTGAATATTCCAACTATTGGCGCAAGAACAAATGATATAGATCCTAGGCTTGGAAGTGTTAGGTATTTTTTAAACAAAATGATAGATGGAAAGCCTTGTTTTATGTTGGACAAAAGAAATTGCCCAACCTTGTTTAAAGGTTTTGTAAAAGATTACGTTTATTCTCGTGTAGCTGTTTCAGGCGAGGAAAGGTATAAAGACAAACCAAACAAAAATATGGCGTCCCATCCGATGGATGCATTAGGATATGGTTGTTTGGAAATTGCTAGCGATCGGATTGCTAACGAAAAATTAGCAACGCAAAAACCAGTTGATATGTACAATCCGGTTTTTAGATGGCAATAATAAAAACTTTTAAAAGGAATAATCTATGCGATTAGATTTTACCATTGGTGGTTTAAATGGGAGTCCGGAATTAATGTTGACTAGTTATGGAAACGAAAATATATTTATTTGTTTAAAAAATGATGATGATTTTGATTGCGAAGCACAAATACCAATTGAATATTTAAAACA